GTTGAAACATTACCATACTGTTCTGGTTCTGTTAACTGAAAATATGTTTGTATTTTATATTGCAAATTAAATCTTTTTCTATCAAAAAATAATGATAAAACTTTTTGACAAAATTCTCTATGATAATCTGGATTAATTTCAGAAAGTTCTCTTGTTCTTTTTCCTGGCCAAACTCCACCACGAACAGAACAATCTTCATAATCTAATGATAAAGCAAATTGTCTGACATCATCTGGATTATTAAAAAAATTGTCAACACATATCGAAGGGAAAAACATTATTAAACTTTCTGCAACAGTTTCATATTTAGAACAAAATTTTCAACGATTAATTTTGTGATTGAGGCTAACATAGTTACTTGATCATTTGTGTTATAAAGTTCTAATACCTGAGAGGCAATCAAACGATATACGGTATCTTCATCTACCTGCAACATACCCCAATCAATTGGATCTGTATTTTCTACTTCTTTTGCTAATTCTACAAGCTGCTCTAATGATATCATTTCTTTTCCTCATACATAACTGTGTTGGTGTTACCCAGTGCCCACTTTGATTCATTTTCAACAGACCAGCGTTTTGTAGCTACTCTGAAATCAGGCATCTTTAATTCTTTTGGATTGCTACTCGGCTCTAAAATAATAAGGCGATTATTAGGCTGAGCAGCATACTGACCATTGTCGCACTGAATAAAGTTATAAGACTTATGATCTTCGGTATCCTCAGCAAATCCAGTATCAAGAATATTAAAATCAGGAGAAGCAGAATCAACGGTAAAGAGATAGGTTCCATACATCCACTCTCCGTTTTTTAATTTAAATTTACAACGCATTGATTGTAGTTGTGCTTTCTTTATTACTGTAATATCATAAGAAAGACAATCCCATAATTGAAGATAATCTAATGGTAGTGGTGTCCCTTCAATCGGTTTCCAACAATATGCGTGTAACGGTAATTTATCATATAATGCACCATAGTGATTAAGATATGATTCAATACGAAATGCCTGTCCACGTAATGACTTTATACTTATCCACCAACATGGTTCAAGTTCGCCATGGCCACTTTCAAAGTCATATAGAAATTCTCTGCGCACATAACATTTTACTGGCGGTAGATTAGCAACTATATGTGCCATGTTATCCTTGTTGTTTACATTTCTTACTACAATATTTCACATTTTCCCAGTTTAGTTCCCACTTCTTTCTCCAGGAAAACTCTTTATGGCAAACAACACAAACTTTTGTTGGCAAATGTTGTTTGTTACCTTTCCACATCACTTAACACCTGACGCTAGAACGATTTGACAAATGTGTTCTAATCGCTCAATGTGTTCGAAGGCACGCCATGGAGAAGTGTCGATAGAAACAACCCCATGACCTTTTATTCCTACGATATCAAATGAAACATTTCCAGAATTATCTAGATCTAAATTTTTATGACATGCATCAGCAAGTTCTTGACTGATGGGTGGAACATCAGGAACATTCTTAGCTACCTTTGTATATCGACTTAACTCTGGAAAGTCTTTGGCAATGTCACCAAGTTCAATACCAGCATGCATAGCAGCAACGCAGTATGTTGGATGAAAATGCATCACTACACGAACATCATCTTTATGCTGTCCCATCTCTCGTTGTAAACCAAAGTGTAAAGGAAGTTCTCCACTAGGTTTCAAGTTTGCGCTGATATCAGTATATTCAATTTCTTCCCAAGCATAATTAAATGCAGCGGTTCCATATCCACTATGAATGCTTCGATGAATTTTAATTTTCTTAAACTGATCAGGTTGCATCGTCTGCTTACGAACACCAGATGGTGTAATATAAAAATGATCACGATCATGATGGCGAATAGAGACATTACCATCACGACTGGTAATCCAGTTGCGACGATATGCCTCTACCATTGTATCACATATAGTTTCTAACATTACGCTGCTCTACCCCAAACATCATCCCAAGAACCAGTAAGCGCACCTTTAGCATAATCAGTTACACGATTCTCGAAGAAGTTGCCATGCACTGGCGCATTGATCATTTCTTCAACCCACGGTAATGGATTCTTTTTACGCTTGAAGATACCTTTCATACCAAGACCAATCAAACGACGATCTGCAATATAACGAATATATTCTTTCACATCTTCTGCTTTCAAATCTCTCATATCGCCAGAAGCAAATGCTAAGTCAATAAATTTATCTTCAAGTTCAACCATCTTTTCAGCAATAGTATAAATCTTACTCTTAAGTTCATCATTCCATAATTCTGGATTTTCTTTGATGTACTCTTTGAATAGGCGCATCATTGACTCAGCATGCATTGTCTCATCAACAATTGACCAAGTAACGATTTGTCCCATTCCCTTCATGAGACCATGACGAGGAAAATTAAGAAGCATGATGAAACTACTAAACAACTGCATGCCTTCAGTAAAAGCAGAGAAGATGGCGATGTGTGTCGCAGTGCTCTCAAGAGTTCCGTTCTTTGAACTATGTTCGATAACATAATCGTGTTTATCCCTCATTTCCTGATATTCCAAGAACTGATTGTAGGTAGTTTCTGGAAGACCAAGTGTTTCGATTAGATGACTATATGCTGCAATATGCAATGCTTCACGAGCAGCAAACCCAGACAACATCATACGAATTTCTGGCTGTGGAAAATATGGAAGATAGTTCTTTACATATCCACCTGCTACGTCAATATCACCCTGTGTGAAGAAACGAAAGATGTTTGTCAGAAATTCTTTTTCTTCTTTACTTAGTTTCTTTTTCCAATCTTTTACATCTTCAGCCATTGGCACTTCAGTGTGCAACCAATGCGCTTGTTCATGTTTCAACCATGCTTCATATGCCCATGGATAATTAAATGGTTTGAAATAATTACGCTCATCTGTCATTTTGTTAGTTTTCTTAATCATTTTATCCCTTTAAGTGTAATTTAAATGCAACTGTTATTCTTAATTCTTTACAATGCCTAGTTGGCTCTGAACCATAATGTGGTATATAACTATTAAACAATATCCCGCTATTTGGTCTTGGGGTATATGTATGAATTTTACCATTATCATACAAAACAGTAGCGCCACCCCATCTAATATCCCAAACAGGATTCATATAGATTAAAAATGTTCTGGCATAATCTAATGGATCATCTATATGAATATCACCACAGAGACCATAAGTCTGCCCATTAGCATATACAGATTTTAATTCAAACTCTTCACCAGTTATTTCTTGTATTCTATTAAATAAAAAAGATGTATAAAATGGTCTATCATTTAAATCATAATACCAAAATGGTATAGCATGTTCACTACCAATAGCGCTGTTACCTACAAATCTCCATCCAGAACCTGTTTTGAGTATCATGTACTCATCATTATAATGAGATTCTGGAATAACATTCTCAAATACCTGCAACATTATTATCCCTCACATGCTAAACAAACACCCTCATCAGATGCCAATGCTTTCATATCAATTTCTTTAATGACTTCACGCTCAATCTTCTTGGCAACTTTGTCTGCCTTTGCGATCTTATCAGAACGACAATAATACATAGTTTTCAATCCACTTTTCCATGCTTGAAAATGCACAGCATGGATATACTTAATGTGTGAATCTGGACGGAAGAATACATTCAACGATTGCGCTTGGTCGATGTATTCTTGACGATCTGCTGCGTGCTGGACCACCCAACGCTGGTCAATTTCCATAGATGTTTTGAACACATCTTTTGTCCAGTCGTCCATCCAATCGAGGTGCTGAACGCTTCCATCATTCGCAATAATACTACGCCACACTTCTTCATATTCACCAGCATTTGCTGCTCCAAATTCATTATCTTTACCTAGATGTTTTACAATAACTTTATCTAGATAACGATTCTTGTTTAGGTGAGAACCCGATAGAGTGTCTTGGCGATAAGCATTGGCACGATAAGGTTCAATGCTAGGACTAGTATTGCCCATGAGAATGGAAGAAGAAGCATTGGGAGCAATAGCCATAAGATGACTAAACCTATTCCCAGTGCCCACAGCATCAGGTGCTTCACCACGCTCAAGTCCAAGTTGTTTATTAGCCTCATCTAATTTACCTCTGATATGTGCAAAGATTTGTTTATTACGTCCGACTGCCATGGCAGATTCCCATGGTGTGTTTGTTTTTTGCAGGTAGGCATGCCAACCCAACGCACCGATGCCGATTGATCGTTCACGCATTGCGGAATATTTTGCTCGCTTAATTTCTTTTGGTGCATTATCAATAAAATACTGAAGAACATTGTCAAGCATTTCTGCAACATCACGAAGAAAAAGAGGATCTGCTTTCCATTCGTCATAGTATTCAAGATTTAATGAAGACAAGCAACATACTGCAGTACGCTTTTCATCTGTTGGTAAAATAATTTCAGAACAAAGATTAGATTGATGAACTTTTAATCCTTTGTCTTTTAACCATTGCGGTAAATGTTTGTTTGATGTATCAATGAAGTGCAAATATGGTTCACCTGTCATCATACGCATTTCAAGAATGCGCATCCACAATTCTTTTGCGGAAACAGTTTCACGAATTTCATTTGATGCAGGATCTATTAGATTCCATGAGTCATCAAAGTCAGAATCTTTCATTGATTCTTCAATAATATGCATAAATGAATCAGGAATATTAATTCCATGATGCATATTCAGGCAACGCATATTTTGGTCGCCTGTTGGTTTACGCATCTCTAAGAAATTGATAATATCTGGATGGCTGATATCGAGGTAAGCAGCATAAGAGCCACGACGAGTGCGACCTTGGCGGTATGCCAAAGAACTGGCGTCATAGATTTTGAGGTGAGGCATGACACCAGTAGATTTATCATCTGCAGAACGGATACCAAAGCCAATACCAACCCCACCACCAAGCATACTAAGCCAATTAGTTTCACTAAGATTATCAACTAGTCCCTCTGCTGTGTCTTCAATGTAGTTAAGAAAGCAAGAGATAGGCAATCCTCGTTTGCTTCTTCCAAACGAGAGAATAGGTGTTGAGTAACTAAGCCAGTGCTTACTGGAATAATCATATAGTCTTTGTGCATGTTCTGGATTGCTACCAAATTTGCTGCTAACGTATGCGAATCTTTCTTGTGGTGACTGCTCTTCATCTCTCATGTAACTTTCTTTTAATCTTATTCTTCCCAACTCATCAAACAATTGATCTCGAGAATAATCAACCCTAATGCCATGCACGACACTTTCCATATATTGCTCCGTTTTTATTATTATTGATTTACAAATTCGCTCGCCATAGGAAATACTGTGGCGATAACCTTTGCACACTCTCGTGCAATTTTCATATGTTCTAATTGTGTACCATTTGCGCTACGCAATTCAATGAAGTGAACCCAACTACGTAGTGTTCCATTCATATAAAGACGAGATACAGTTAGTCCTTCTGGTAAAACTGCCCTTGCCTGTTCTTTTGCGATGCCATTTTTTATCGCCCATTCATATTCTTTTTTCACAGTGAACAAGACACGCTTTTGTGCACGTTCCCATTCAATTGATAACATCTTTTGCGTTTCATCATTTGTATCTAGACTAACAGAGTTCTGACGATTTTTTATGTCCTGTAGTCTTGCTTCTCTCAATACAAAAGCGTCGTCCAATTCTGCTGTTGGATCTGCATATCGTTGTGAAAATTCTTGAAATGAAAAAGAGCGATGGCGTAGAATCTGACGAGCGATATCTCTAGTTGTTTCAATCTCGAGACAAGCACTCACCATTTCTAGTGGTGACCAGTGTTTGTGTTTAATAAGATAACGAATTAACTTCTCAGATGTTTCTGTGTTGAACTGATTGGATGGATTAGATACTCTGGCACAAAATGCTACTAACTCCTGAACATCTACTAAACCCTCATCATACATTTCACTACTTGCATTACTATAACTAATGAGTTTTACTTTCACTTCTTTCTCCAATTAATAAATTTCAACTTCGCTTCCATACCAGTATAGGTGTTTGTATTTATTAGTTCGATGATTTCAGCAGGCGACATTTCGCCATATAAAACCATATCATTAATATCTTTTTGTGTAACTGTATCAGGATACATGCATACAGAATAACCTAAATCGATATACTTCTCTAACTGCTTAACGATATCTTTATTTCTTGGTTCATTATCTATCACAATAGTAGCATTCGTCAAAAGTTTACGAATAGTTGGAGTATCAAATGAAGATCCAGATACTGCAATTGCATTTGGAAGAAACAAAGAGTCCAGTGGACCTTCTACCACATAGATTCGTTTACCATAATCAACTCTGTCAAGACCATAAATCTTTTCTTCTGTCTCATCAACCTTAATGGTATAATACTTAGGATCTTCATCTCCATATGCTCGAGCCTGAAATGCAAAACACTTCCCTGCGGAAGTGAAGTATGGGATGATCATCCTTGGGTGTTCACCTTCAATTGGTTCAACAAACTTTGGCGTAACAGAGTTAGTGAACTTCTTAAATTTTGAAGCAAAGTAAAGAAGA